CCCGGATCAGTACTGTGTACGAGTGATCGAATTACAGCTGGTATGTCTGTCTCAAAGCACGATGAAAGTCCACGTGTCTTTGCTCAGTGCTCCGCTTGGCAAAAATTCCAAGCACGAGCCATACCGCCTCTACGTGAGGTGTTGGGGCCGAAGTGGAAGCGCAAATGCGCTCACTGTCGGGCCGCAGCTCACGTATTGGCACTCTATCGCCGATGTTTCCAACTTTATGGTTTTTGTGTGACGGCCGCGTCCGAAAAATCCTTGAGCAAAGAGTTCGCCTCTCTTCACCAGTCTTCGGTGGAACGGGGTCTACTTAAGTTCTTGAAGTACAAAACGTCGATGGCCTTTGCCTGGGGCATGGGTCAGGAGGAGCCGGAAGCACCAAAGGGGTGCCTGGCAACTCCGTTCATCGCGGGAGGAGGATGGTACGCATTCATGCAGGTTATGCGTCGTCGTGCTAACGCGAAGGATGATGAGGTTCGCCGTAAGTCGTGGAGTTTCTTCTACTCCCTTCTTATGTTGAAGAAAGGGCTCCCTCGACCGGGACGTCAGGATCTGGAGGACGCTGTTGTGAAAGCGTTTCAGACCATGACGACACCAGTCGAAAGGACGTTCTCGGACCTTTTGGCGATTGAAAGAGTGAAAAAGCGGTGTGAGATGGTAATTAGGGCTTTGTTTTCGAAGGTGAATTGGGAGGAGCAGGTGATGAAGTGGCCGAGCGTCTCAGCGCATTCAACCTATGGTCGAAAGGACCGGGGTGCGTTGGGGTGTTTGATGGAGCGGAATATGGTTCCGATGACGATCGAGTATGACGTCAGTCGGAATGAGGAGATTTGGGATGATGAACGGAAGGTAATGGTTCTCACCGAAGCGTCCAAAAATGAGCTCATTCGGCGGCAAACGGAATTAGTGTCGTGCGCACAAAGGGAGGAAGCACGCGCTGTACCGCAAGCTTTGGCAGAGCCTCTGAAGGTCCGTACAATTACGAAGGGACCCGAAGAGATCTATGCCGCACTTCGCCCGGTGCAACAGATGCTGTTTAATGCGGTTAACGTGAAAAACGATCCGCGTTTTATGGTTGGGGAAGACATGCACGACACTAAAGTGAATAAGGTGTTGGGTATGTTGGCACACGGGAATAAGTGGCTTAGTGGTGACTATCAGGCGGCTACGGACAATCTGGCGATCGAGCTCAGTTACGCATGCGCAGAAGCAATCGCGCGGCGAACTGAAATGCCCGTCGTCTATCGGGACCTACTGCTGAAAGCGTTGGTTGGCCACACTTACTACGACGACGACGACGTTCTCCAGAACGAGTCGGAATCGGGGTTTGTGGGCTACCAGGCACGCGGACAGCTGATGGGATCTCCGGTGTCGTTCCCCATACTATGCATTGCGAACTTCGCCCTGATCTGGGAATCTGTATTCCCTCAGGCGCGTTTTCGTGATGTGAAATGTGTGGTGAATGGCGACGATTGTTTGTTTCAGTGCAATGAGGACGGAAAGCGAAACTGGGAGGAGACCGCGAAAAGCGTCGGTCTAACCCCCTCGGTCGGCAAAACGTACTACTCATCGGACTTTTACGTGATTAACTCCGTACTGTACGACTGCACTCCTACGGGCTGGAATGTGTTGTGGGAACACCTCGAACAAGAGGACCACACTTACATCCCGTATGTGAACTTTGGGTTACTGCTAGGACTAAAACGATCAGGTGGCAAGGACGATGGTGTTGAGGCTACTTCGATCGGCGCTCGCGCGAGGACGCTGCTGCGAAACTGGAGTGATGTTGGATGGAAGGACGGGTTTGTGGAGGCTCTCAATCGGGAGTTTCTCGACCTCAACGTTCTACCTGAAGGCATCCCCCTCCGTGTTCCTGAGGAATACGGTGGACTCGGCCTCCCGGGAACAATCTCGGAAGAGGAACTCGAACTCTGGCAGAAGGCAGCGTGGTTGGGAGTGAAATGCGTGGCATACGATGAGGGTGGTGTTGCACGCTCGGCGGTCTACAAAGAGGCCGTCTCATTCCTATCCGATGTTTACGGAACCGTCACGGCTGGCAGCGACGAGAAATTCCGACTCGGAATGTTACAGTGGGGCTTCATTGAGAAGAAGGATGAAGTTAGTAAACCTACAGCGGAACCCGCAAAACTGCAATGGGATCTGCTGCGCACTCTAAAGCATACCGATGCGATGAAAGGCTGTGAGACTAAGAAACTCGCCCATCGCATCCCCGCAGTCATCTTCGACGACAACATCGTACCGACCGTTCGTACAGCCGCTTGGAGCTACGTCGGTGGAACGTGGGAGCCGCGTTGGGCTTTCGCATTCGATGGGTACAAACTCTAAAGACTCGGAATGTCTATAAACTTGTCCTGACTAGGTAGAAATCGCCCGATACCGGGACCCGACGCACCGCCTTAAGCAAGCGAGTGTGTCCGTCCGTAGGTACCGGCCTCCTTCCATAGCCAGAGAAGTCTACGAGAAACGCCGAAAGGCACTCTATGATGCAAAAAGTAAAAATGAAAGTGAACGCAGTGCTGCCCCGGAGACTTCGGTCTTCTTGAGCAGCACCGGTCTTCACCGTCATGTTGACACTGGTTAACGTGATGGCGGCGATCGTATGCAAGTAATGAGTAAGGATGAAAGGTGCAGATTGGGGTGACTAACGCTAAATGTACTCTAAGGGTATGTGACGCGAAGGTCTGTCGACTTTCTTTTCTGTGTTATGGTTGCAGGGCTGGCCCTACCATTCATTGTGCTGGAGTTCGCACGATACGGATAAC